TACTTCCGTATATTACTAACCCAACTGCGAACGGTTCTAATAAAGCTATTTTTATAAAACAGCCGTAGTAAGATATGCCAAATAGATATAGAAATATAACAACACTTAAATCTCCTAACAAAAAGGAATACAGAGGTACTACGGTATATCCTGAAATTCCTTTAGATGAAAATGATATTTACGTTATATCATCATACGGCGATAGGTATGATATCTTAGCACAGGAATTCTACAGCGATTCAAACCTATGGTGGATTATAGCTAGTGCAAACATATACTATAAAGGTTCTTTAAATATAACACCAGGGGTACAGTTAAGAATACCGGCTAACAAAGATACAGCATTAGAAAATTTTGAGAATGTAAACAGAAATAGATAATGGCAGAAGAAGTTATAGGTTCGGGATTTTCTGAAAGTGTAAAAGCACAATTTCAAGCAAGAGAAAAACTATTTAGTTCTAAGAACAGAACAAACGACCAGTTATTATACATGAATAGTAACGGAGCCTGGGCAAGACTTGTGTCTAGTGTTAATACATTAACAGCTGATGAAGTAAAAAAACTAGCTAAGTTTGAAGTAGGACCTAAAGATATAGAGGGTAGTAGTAATTTAGCATATAATAACGTACTATTAGGAGGTACAAAAAAACAAGCGGTTAGTAACGAAAGCAACTACAACCTTAAAGGAGGCGTAGACTTTACAAAAGGATATAATCCTATTATAATTAAACCCGATCAAACTATTCAAGAAGGTAACCTAAGAACAAGTCAATACAACAACTACGATTCTTTAGGATTTAGACCTGTACCAGGCATAGAATCAGTTTCAATAGAATCAAAAAATACTTACGGTACTTTAAGAGAAGCTAAAATAAAAATAGTTGCCTGGACTTTAGAAGATTTAGAAGTAATACAGGCTCTATACCTAAGACCAGGTTATTCTATGTTACTTGAATGGGGTCATAGCATGTACATAGATAATAGTGGTAAATTAAATAAAAATGGAGTAGGCACGTTATATAACGGATTCTTAGCTAATAAAAAACAGACTGGTAAAAGAGTTGAGAAAGATTTAAATAGTAAGAGAGAAGAGAACTTTAATAATTATGATGCCATGTACGGTATTGTGAAAAACTTTAATTGGAGTTTTAGACAAGACGGAGGGTATGATTGTGAAGTTACTTTAATATCAAAAGGTTCTATTTTAGAATCAATGTCTGTAAAGTTTGATCCATCTAATACTCTAACCTCAAGAAAATTAACTAAAGAAGAGTTAAAAAAAACTAAAGAGAGAGTAAGTCCATTTCATAAATTTTTTCATGATTTAGCAAGAATAGATGATACGTTCTTCGATAAGAATACTCTTCTTAAAGAAATTCCAAATACAGAAAAAGGAAACTACAGTAAACTTCAATATTTTAAAGGCTATTGGATTGATTTAGATACATCTAGTGATTTAGACGAATTTGAAGATAGAGGGCAATTTATAACGTTAAGGACATTACTAGATTTCTACAATAAATATGTAACACCGATTAATCCTGCCGGTAAAGATGATAAAGACTCCGGAGCAGATAAGTTAATTGAGTATTATACAGGTCAAGGAGAATCTAATCAAGATCCCTACAATAAAAAAACAAAATACTTAACTACCGGTGGACACTTCTCTATAGATCCAATGAAAGGCATACTTCCTAAAAAGTTTATAAATCCAAGTAATTTTGTTAGTACTGAGATTAGAACAGGTACCCTAGTACCTCTTATATATGTTGACATAAACAAACCTATTTTAGATTTAAAAGTAATAAATAAAATAAAACAAAATTTAAATAAGCAGATTGTAAAAGGAGAACCTGATGATATTTTAAATATATTCTTACCAATACACTTTTTATCTATAAAAATAGATAGCATACTAAGTTCTGAAAATAAATCAGAACATACTATGTTTAACATAGTAAAAGTAATACTAGATAATCTTAATGATATTCTAGGAGGAGTTAACGACTTTGATCAATATTATGATGAATCTGATGATTTATGGTATATAGTAGATAGGAAAGTAACTCCTATAAAAGAAACACAAAAAAACCACTTAACATTAAATCTAACAGGCTTACAATCGACCATCACAGATTTAAATATAAGCAGTAAGATTTCAAACGAAATAGGTGCACAGGTATCTATTGCAGCCCAAGGTACAGGTAACAATTATAAGGAAGATGTAAGTACATTACTTAAGTGGAATTCTGGACTAATAGACAGAACAATACCAATTAAAACTATAACACAGAAACAATATGATGAAGTTAAAGAAAAAGAAGAAGAGAGATTAAAAGAAAAAATAGATAAATACAAAGAATGGGCAGATAATGTAGAAGATATATTCGAAGAGTATAACGAGGGAGGAAATTATGATCCAGAAGATGTAGATTATGAAGAAGAAGACCATAATAATTTGAAATCCATGCATAAACAGTACTCTAGCGAGTTTGTTATAGAAGAGTATTATAAAGATAAAAAAGACCCAAAACCTGCACCTGGTGTAATACCGGTAGAATTATCATTTAAAACTATTGGAATAGGAGGACTGAAAATAGGCCAGGCATTCAAAGTAGCTACTGGAATTTTACCCAAATCCTACGATAAGAATTTCGGATACATAATTACAGGTTTATCCCACGATATAACAGGGAACAAATGGGAAACATCAATAAAAACCCAATTCTACAGTATACAAAATACTTCTAAAGCAGAATTAGAAGATACCGGAAAAAATAAAGGAGGAAATGAAAGTAATGCAGAACCAATACCAACACCAATACCAACACCAAACCCAACACCTCCAATAGACCCGCAACTAGACCCAGCCCCTCTAATTAACACACAGAGAATAGGAGCTATAGGATACTCAGCCTCTCCTTTAGCTAAAAAACTACAGAAAGAGTTAAATTTTAACGGACTGCTAGACTTAAGTATTTTAGAATTTATTGGAGAAACACAAGGAGCTGCAAAATATTATATCAACCCTAAGACAGGTGCCCCGGAGTATATGCTTCACCCTGCAGCTGCTAAAGCATGGTACGGATGGAGAGATGAAATGAAAACACAAGGTGTATTCTATAGTGTATCCAGTGGATACAGAAACTCAAAACATCAAGGAGGATTAGATAAAGGAAGAGCTGCATCTCCAGGTACATCACCACACGGGTGGGGAGGAGCGTTAGATTTTAGAAACTTGTATCAAGAAGTAGGAGGAAGTACAAACCCAAGTACTAACCTAAACGGAAGAATAAACTCTACCGAGTATAAAAAAATGGCAGAGATAGGAAAAAAATACGGATGGTACAACCCATGGAGACTTAGTGACAATGGAGGTACAATGGATGAAATGTGGCACTGGGAGTATTGGGGCGATGTATAAAACTATATAAAAAATGTATTTACCAAAATCTCAATTTATTAAAATAGCTACTAGCCTTGCTCCTTTTCTGTTAGATACAAACGGAACAAGATACAGCAAAGCAACTGTGATAAAAACATCAGCTAACGAATACTACGATGTACCAGAACTTGATTTAAAATTCGGTAACTTCTCTAATGCAGAAAAGTTAATAATTAATAGTACAGAAGGTACATTTGCAGAAGAAACTACAATACCCTCACTACCTACAACACCAAAGCCAACAAAAAGGGATTACGAAGCAGGTATACTGTATAGGTACTTTCTACAAACAAATAATAATACTATTATTGAAATTTCAAAACAGCTATTTGATACTAAATCAAAAAATAAACGTAATTTTGAAAAAGTAGCAAAATTAGAATGGAAATTACAAGGACCAGTTAGGGACATAACTGTAAACGGAAATGTATTTAAAGGAGCAAGTAGTGTAAATGAGGAAGCTGTAATGGAGTTAAATAAAACAATGAAAGGGATAAAAGATATAGTAACTAATTATTCTGAATTTGTACCAGAAACTCCTGCTGATAAAATGGAAAAAGAAAAACCAAAACAGCAAAGTACTTCATTCGATATTCCATCACCTTCTAAGAAGTTGTAGATTAGAAACTTTATACATATATTACTTATAGTCAAAGGTTATAAGTATGTTTTATATAATAGAATCAGAAGAACAGCAAAAGAATTTAATAAGTATAATTGAAGGTATAACTTGCTTTGTAGATATTATACCTACTAATGACTTCTACCACCCTAAACTAACATCAACAGTCGGAGTATACATAAGACCAGTAGTAGACACCGTAGGATATATAATTCCAATCAGTCATAGTGATTGTTTAAATGTTAATAAAGACCGTGTCTACGAACTACTAAAAAAACCTTCTACACTATATACATTAGATAAAAAAGACCTACTGTATCACTTTAATTTACAAGAAGCTATAGATATATCTTTACTATATTCAATGCAATACTATAAGAAACTAGAATATAAGTATAATAACAGTACTGTAGATTGGTTTTATAGAAAATATGAAAGTAAGTCTGATATTAATACAATTATACCTATTACTAAACTATATGAAAGATGTGAGGAAAAGTTTAAATCAGTAAAAACCTATATTGACGAAATACATATTAGTAATAATACAGTAATACCTACGGGATTTGAATTTTATAACAAAACCGCAACAAATGTATTTTTTCTTATAGAGCAAAATGGAGTGGGAGTAGACGTAGAAGAATTTAATAAAATACATAAACCTAGAAACCCGATTCTAAACACATATAATAACTCCGTATATACTTCATATAATTTATATAATGCAACATCTAGACCAACTAATACCTTTAATAGCGTTAACTTTGCTGCTATCAACAAATCGCAAGAATACCGCGAATGCTTCAAATCAAAAAACGATTACTTCGTGGAGTTTGATTTTGATGGTTATCATCTTCGTCTCCTTGCTAATCAGATCGATTACTCTCTAACAGAAGAATCAGCACATAAACAGTTAGCTAAAAACTATTTTAATACAGAGGATATTTCGGAAGAACAATACAACCTAGCAAAACAAATAAACTTTCATGCAATCTACGGAAAAATACCTGAAGAACATAAAAACTTAGAAATTTTTAAAAGTATACAATCCTATATAGACGAAATGTGGAAGATGTATAAAGAAGAAGGATATATATGCAATCCACAATCAGGAAAACCGTTTTCGACAAATTTAGAAGATATGCATTCAACAAAGTTAATGAACTATATGATGCAATCGTTGGAAACTTCAAACAATATCACTATACTAAAAGATGTACTAAGGTATTTAAAAGATAAAAAGACATTTATAACACTATATACATATGATGCTATACTGTTTGATTTTTCTAAAGAAGATTCTAAAGAAACTTTACAAGGTATAAAGGAAATTATGGAAAGAGGAGGAAAGTACCCTGTAAAATTTAAATATAGCACAAATTTAATGTTATAAGAATTAATTACTATTTATTTATGTTAATAGACACGCAAAATACAAAGTTCGATTACGATATCGAACAGACCTTTACAATAGAGGATATGAGTAATAAGTTATTCTGTACTTTTTCAACAGAAGAAAACCTACATAACACCTTAGAAACTATTCAGAATAAATACGAAATTCTTTATAGTAAAATTTTTGTTCTATATGCAAAGAGTCAAGAAGAGTATATGTGTACTTACAACGTAGATTTCGGTAACATAGTAAATTTTTTAGATAATACTATATTAGTACATAGAAAAAAAGAAACAAATACTCTTTATACTATAAACGCACTCAACACGTTAATTAAATCACTAAATAACGGATACTTAGACACATCTTACAGAATAGATTGGAAAGATTATAGGAACAGCATACTACTTACAAAAGGACCAGAATTAAAACAGGTATCAACAAAATTATATAAAATTATTGAGCTTTAGTTGTCTCTTTAATTTTTTATACCTATCTTATTAATAAGTTATATTTAAAATTAGTTATATATGGATATTAATGCAATTAGAGCAAAATTAGACTCTTTAAACAACAACGGTCAAGATAGAGAAAAGACCGATTATTCTAAATTATTTTGGAAACCCGAACTAGGAAAACAAACAATACGTATTGTACCTTCTGTTTACGATCCAACATACCCGTTCAAGGAATTAAAATTCCACTACGGTGTAGGAAAGTACCCGATGATCGCATTATCAAATTTTGGTAAGCAAGATCCTATTGAAGAATTTGTAAAAGAATTAAGAAAGACAAACGATAAAGATAATTGGTCTTTATCCGGTAAGCTTAATCCTAAAACTAGAATTTTTGCTCCTGTAATCGTTCGAGGAGAAGAAGAAAAAGGAGTACGTTTATGGGGATTTGGTATCACTATCTATAAAGCATTACTTGCTTTAGCAGAAGATGAAGATATCGGTGACTTTACTGATGTTATCAACGGATGGGATATGGTAGTAGAAATGCAAAAAGGTAACCCATACCCAGAAACCACTGTTAGAATTAAACCTAAACAAACTCCTCTATCAGATAATAATGATGAAGTAGATTTGTGGTTAAAAGAACAACCAAACCCAATCGAATCTTTTTCTGAATACGATTACGATTTTATTAAACGAAAGTTAAAAGAGTATTTAGATCCTAATGCTGCAGTTGAAGAAAATAAACAAGCAGAGGATAAAAAAGATAATACAGATAAACTGCCAGAAAGCTTAGGTCAACAAAAAACAGACTTTACTTTAGAATCAGCTACGGCTGGCAACAAAGACACAGTTAGTAAATTTGATGACTTATTTAACGAATAATGGCAAAACAGAAACAAGCAACAAAAGCAAGAGCTACTGAATCAGTACGTAAATCTTTTAACCTTGGTAATTTTAAAAAGAAGAAAGGATTTTCAAACTCTTCTGTAAAGTTTAAAGAACAAGGTTGGATACCGCTATCTAAAGCTTTTCAAGATATAACTTCACTTCCAGGAATCCCTACTGGTCACATAACATTGTTACGTGG